GGGTCACGAACCTGCGCCGTTAGGAATTCCTGCAACGCTTCCAGAAATGCGGCCCACAACGGTTCCGACCGGATGAACTCTACGTCGAGTTCGGAAAAATCAATCTTATTCATCAACACGCTCCGAAATCGAAGGGATGATCAGAGGCTTTTCACTCAATACACAATAGGAAGTCGGATCTTCCAGAACGATAGACCGTTCAATTGGACTGAGAACTTCGATGTAATCCACGCCGTCAATTCGGCATGCTTTTTCAATGTCAGATTTGGAAACCCGGCGCTTGAGAATGCCTTGGCGTTTTTCGAAGAGCTTGTAAATCCGTTCTTCAATTGTTTGCAGCAGCTTATCCACGTCCGTCGCGGCCCAGCTGAAGAATGCAATTTGCACCTGAACTTTTACCGGCACTTGCGTAGGATTCCACGCTTGAATTTCATACGCGCCGTGAATGCGTGGCTGCAACCATTTAATGAAGGTTTGCCAGCTGGCCGATTTCGGGTTTGGATTCGATCCGCCCCAGTTATCGGTGTTGCGTGGCAGCGCACAAATTCGAACGGTGTTCATCCACGTTTTATCTTCTGGTGCGATATCACGCTGGCCCAAAACAGCACAGTCAGCAACGCCCGGATATTTCCGGATACCTGCCGCAATTTCTTCGTGAGAAATCCACTTGTCTTTTGCCCGGTAAAGAACCGGTGCATAGGTGCGGTAATACGCAGCTTCTTTCGGGTCAGCGCCGCCCGCCGAGGTTTCCAGCGTTTCGCCCTGAATCATTGGATGTGCAACGTAGGTCGAACGCACGTTGGGGAAAATCGCGTTGTGCTTGGTGCCTTCGTTCACGACGTAACGAATTGTCATCGTCGATTTGGTTGGCAATTTCGCACCGTATTCACCCGTACCGAAAGTCAGGGAAACGTCGCCGTTCGCGGTGGTGCTATGGAAATAAACGTAATCGTCAGCCGTATATTCGTACAGGCCTTTTTGCGTCTGCTCCCACGTGCGGGCATTGCCCGTGTTTTTATCGGTGATCGTAACGTAAAGCTCGGCACTCACGTTGAAACCCGGTTCCCCCAAAAGGAATTCATGCAATTCCAGATTCGGGATTGTGTCGAGGTCGAACACCTTCGTTTTAATCACACCTTGCGCCAAAATCACGTCCGTCGTTTGACCGGCAATCACGTAATATTGCGCAGGGTTGTAAAACGGTACGCTGTCCACAACGTGCTGACTGAACGGCGGCACAAACATTGTGGTGGGATATCCGTTCCGAAAACGAACAGTCGTCGTAGCACCGGCCCGACGTTCCATGAAAACACCGTGGCCGCGTGTCAGGGCGTAAATGCTGGTATCGCGTTGTGCCGTACCGAAAAACGCGTTACGTGCGGCGGTGTGGATTGCGTGTTGGTGGCCGACTGCTGCACCCGCGAACATCCGTTGAATAAATGCACCGACGTTGGTAGGCAGCATATCGTCCCACACGCCGGTTTCTTTCAGCTTTTCAGCGAAGAAAAGCGCGGCTTCGTCGAGGTCAACGATGGAAGTTGGAAAAATGTCCCGATCATCACTCATAATGTCCGACCCAAGTTAAAGTTGAAAACGATTTTAGTTTTATTCAGGTCAGGCGCATCGTATTGGATGGTGACGTAGAAAAGGCCGTCGTCTGGCATTGGTACAACGAGGCACCCTGTGACGATCACCCGCGTTTCCATATTGCGTGGAAGTACGGAAGTGATTTCGTCTTTGATTTTGTCAGCGGTGATTTCGTCCACCGGATCAAAAAGGTATTCCGGAATCAGGCAACCAATCGAGGGGTTGAACCACGCGCTACGAATCGGCGTTGCCAAAATCATCAGGATGTTTTGGTTGACGGAATCTTCATCGAAAACCAAAGCGTTTTGTGTTTGTTGGGCATACAGGCTTACGTCTGAATACCGGTACGTTTTATCAACCATGATTTATCCCGAGAATACGTTAGGGCTGCCATTCTGTGCGAAGTCGCCGCAATCAATCGCGCCGCCCACGGTATGCACCAATTTGCCGTTGGTGAATGTTTTTGTGGCACCTGTTAATGCCTTGCCTTGGTGGGCACCTTTGCCCGGACACAAGTGAACCATGTACGCATCGCCTACACGCACTTCGGCCAATCCATTGCAGAACACATTCATCGACGCTTGTATTGGTAGCGTCGGAGGCCAGCATCCGTGGCCGCTAGACATGTCGGTATTGATACGGACGTTAGGTTGACCCATGAGACGTTCCCCCGTGCATGGCGTGCTAATACTGTAAATAATGTATATAAGTAAATTACGCACAACAGGCAATTAACGCCTTTTAAATGGAGTGAATATGCATATTGGCAAAGAGAAAATTTCCATCGAAGCCTTCAAAGAGAAAGGCTATGCCGTCGTAGGCACTGAATACGCACTTTCTTTCAGCAACGAAGTGCTGGCAGATGGGCGGGCGGCTGCTTTGACGCACACCACGATCAATCAGATGCGCATTATCGGTGGCGAACAAGTCAGCTACGCGGACAACCCATTCGACCACCAGTACAACAACTGGCTGCGTTACATCATGGAAAATGGTGAGCGCCGCGACGACCGTACAAAGACCGGAACCATTTCCGCTTTCGGTGACGTGAATTTCAAATTCGATTTGCGTCAGAATTTCCCTGCGATCACCGGCAAGCGTCTCGCATTCAAAACGATGAAAATCGAAACCATCGACTGGATGCTCAAAGGTAAAACCGACCTCAAAACCCTGAAAGATTTGGGGGTTGGTATTTGGGATCAGAACGTTTATCCCGGTACTGAAGTTTACGAAGGCCGTGAACTGTCGGTCGAAGAGCGTTTGAAACTTCTCACTGAAAAGCAGTTGGAAACATTCACGGGTTTCCGCGACGAATTGTTTGCGAATGAACACGTAGATGATTCGGAATTTCACGACGTGTGTGAAATGAAGCTGAATAATTGGGGCGTTCCGGAACGCGCTTTGAGTGACGGCCACCTTGGTGAAATCTACGGCAAGCAATGGCGGCGTTGGGAAGACCTACGCATGATTCGTTCCAGCGAACTCTACGATAATGCGTGGGAAAAATACGGTTCGCGTGGATTCGAACATACGCCGTTCGACAATGGCCGGGGCTGGACTCTGATTCGTCGTGAAGTTGATCAGATTGCTTTGATCGAAAAGGCTATTTGCGACGAAGTGCTTTTCCATCAAGGGAAATTGCCAAAGCATTCGGCTGGCCGTCGCATTATCCTGACCGGCTGGAACGTTGCACAGCTTGACGAAATGTCGCTGCCTCCTTGCCATACGCTGGCGCAGTGGTACGTCAGTTCGAATACCGACGAAAGCGGAAAGCATTATCTCGATTGTAAATTGTATCTGCGTTCGAACGATATTTTCCTCGGCAATCCGTTCAACGTCGCGCAGTACGCTTTGCTTACCGAAATGCTGGCAAACGTACACGGCCTGACCGCTCGCCATTACCACGTGACGGTGGGCGATGCTCACATCTATTCGAACCACGTCGATCAGGTTGCGGAACAATTGACGCGTCCGATTATCTACAAGGCCCCAAAACTGCACATTGCAGATTGTCCAATTCCGCGCACGTCCATTCTGGATATCCGCACTGACGACGTTTCGCTGATCGGTTACGAATCCTACGACGCGATCAAAGCACCGATTGCAGGGAATTAATCCATGAATCATAAAGTAATGTTGCCCAAAACCGTCAGCATTCTAGACCTTTCGATGGGTCTGTGTTTGGTGGCCGGGCGTCACGATATGAAACAGCCTGAAATTCGCGCAATGCACGAAGCACTTCAGAAATTCGATCACGATACGCTGTTTCCTGCGGCGGTCGCAGTCGCTGAAAAGAATGGTCGTCAGTTGGCCGTTGAAATCATGACCTTTCAGCAACTCGTTAATAACGGCACGCCGGATTGCATGATGTTTAATCGCATAGGAGATAAAGCCGTGTGTGCCTGCCTGTGCGGTGGCGAACTGGTTTGCCCCAACGGTGATATGGCACCGGAGCCCGATCAGAAAGTGGTCGTGATCCTTCCTGTAAATCAATTGTTATCGGTGCTGCAAGCATGACCAACGTATCGCAATTTCCGACAGCAGAAGAACTGGCCCAGCGCACGAAAGACGAATTCAACGCGGATTTCAAAAAGCGTTGGCTGGCACGCGGTGATTGTGGCGAGTTCACCAACGACATTTGGGCATGGGAAGAAATGCTCGAACAAATGGGTTGGATGGTTGAGCTTTACGACAATCAAATTCCGGAGTTTTCTACGTTCGTAAACTTCGATAAAAAACTGCTGACCAATCGCAACGTAAAGGCGTACCACGCACAGAAAGCGTTGGCTGCAATTATCGACGATATGTTCGCGGGTAAAACAGGGCGTTGGTTCTATTACTGGGAAGAGGTTCACGACGAAGCGCATCGCCACGTGCGTGATGGCGACGAATACAAAGACAGTGAATACTACATGACTGTTTGGTATTCCATGGAATTGCGCGTTCGTGAACTGGCCGACGACGAAGAAATTCCACTGGCTACCGCCGAAGCGAAAACCGAATTGCTTTTGGAGAATGTAGATGCCACAACATTACCAAATGCCTGAAGGTGTGCGGGTTATCTGCGGATTTCATGGTGTAGGCAAAACCAAACTCAACGAACAAAATCTGTCGTTTGTTGATATGGATTTGGGCCTCGAAATGTACGAAGGTGCATGTCGTGTTCACCAAGCGTTGAAGATTCCGGGCGTAACCGTGATGCTTCGGGCGTGGGATACCATGCGCGTTTTATTGCGTGAGGAAAATATTCCTTACGTCCTGTTCTACCCAAGCGCCGACCTGAAAGCCGATTACTACAAGCGTCTTCATGATCGCGGCGACCGTCCTGAAAAGATTGAGCGTCTGTTTCGCTTTTGGGACTCGCATATCGCAAGCTGTATTGCTGACCCAACTCCCCACAAGGTGGAAATGCGCCAGTCGCAAGCTCGCCTTTCCGATTATTTTCTGTAGGAATCAAATACTGTGAATAAGACAGTAGAAGAGCAATTCAACTATTGGGACTTGCCCCGCGACGGGCAGACGTTCTTCGCCAAAGACAATCTCGAATCGTTGGCGTTGTTTCTCGACATGTCGTCGAACGCTACTTACGTTCTGGTGCCTGCGCCGTATGTGGAATTACTGGTTAAGTGGGCGGCGCAAACCGACTGCATCCAGTTGGCACCAATGGTTGCCGAAAACGTGGCCGGTGGTTTCTTTGGCACCGTGAATTCCGTTGAAATCTTTTCGGATATTTACGCATCGCCTAAATTCTCCTACGTGCGCGGTGCGCCAATCGTTTTCGGTCAGTGGGGCGGTGCATTCAGCCGCATACTGGAACGTGAACGCACGCCGTACTATTCGGCCCGTGAGAATGCCGAAGGCTACTTCGTCACGCGCTCCGAAGGCTGGGACAAGGAAACGCTTTTTGTCAGTGGTGATCGTCCGGAACGCATTCTGATTCCGCAACGGTTTTATCCTGCATTTCTGAATGCAATGGATTACGCCAGCTGGGAAGTGCGCAAAGAATCATCGAACATCGAACAGCATTTCAACGGGCATATTGGCTGGTACAACAGCGTGCCGGTTTATACCGATTCGTACATGCACCGTCGCATGATCAACGAAGCGGATTTGGTTGAAGTGCATTACAAGTGGAAACAACCACCACAAAAGGGTTAATCATGGACGCCGAAAGTTTCGACAAGCGCCGCAAAGAATTTCTGCTGCATTATATTTTCTGCCCGCTTGAAGTCGAGCTTTCGGCAGCCGATGAAGAAATTCTGTTGAGCCTCAACGTGTGGCCCAAGGGCTGCTTTCAGTTGATGCAGAAAAAGAACCTGTTGGCTAAGCCTAGCTTTAATCTCGGTAAAACCCGGATCGTTACAGGCGCTAAGCAAACAACAATCACCTTTCAAAACGAACGTAAAATCACACTGGAATAAAATCATGAAACACTACGCGATGCCGTGCCACATTTCCGACCGTCTCTACGAACACACCAACGGTTGGACACAAGCCTACGCACTGCCTACAGCTGAACAGCTGGACAATCCGGGGATGGAAGTCAAGGCAATCATGATTTGCCGCATTTCTCCGCTGTTCAAGGAAATGCAAAAGCACGTTTACTTCGAGGCCGAATCTTTGGAAGAAGGCCACGTCGGTTATTTCAAAGGTGTTCCAGTTTTCAATCCGAGCATTGCCTACAAAACCGGCGCGCCGATTCGCCTGATCACCACTGTGAATCGTCAGGCCCTCGTAATCTTGGAGAAATTCCAGTGAAACTTTACCTCGTTTGCGACAAAACAAAACGTGCGCTTTCCATCGGTGACGTTTCGTGGGTAACGACCGACGGCCAAGTGGATTTGGAACTGACTTCGGTTATCGACAAATGCCGTCCGAACGTAGCGCGGGATCAAACTGCGTATTACGATTACGCGTCGAGCTTTCAGGGCGAGAACGCAAATATCTACGCGGTGCCCGACGACCGTGTTCCAGTCGGCTACACGAAAATCACCGGCTATTGGGAACATTCCTATATCAACGTGCCGAAGTCGAAACGCCGTAAGGTTGCCGCATGAGCGAAAACAATCCGTTCAAGAATCCAAAGCAGCCGGTAATCGACGCGACGGGTGCGTTTCTGCGTACCCTTTGTGAATCGAAGCTGTACATGGTCGAGGTCAGCGGTTCGCCTGCAAACGTCGAGATTTTCCGGAAGAATATTTCCGATAACTTCGAGGTTCCAAAATCCACACCGGCCAATGTTCAACGCGGCATGTTGCACGTGCGTGTAAAGCGCCCGATCAATCAGCATGCCGGTGACATTTTCATTGGGCAATTCAATCCGGAGATTCTGAAATGAAACTCGGCATTATTTTCGCGTGTGACGAAGAAGGTGGGATTGGTAAAGACGGTAAAATGCCTTGGCACTTTCCGGGGGATTTGCAGCAGTTCAAAGATCAGACGATGGGCCTGCCAATGATCATGGGCCGCAAGACGTGGGAATCTTTCGGTGGGCGCATGCTTCCCGGTCGCCCGCATATCGTGGTCACTTCTGCGCCGGGTGAAAGTTTTTCTGTTCCGTCGATTCGCCGTGGTGAGAATTTCTTCGTGGCTAAATCGCTTGAGGAAGCAATTCAAATTGCGACCGTTATTTGCGAAAACACGCAGAAAGAATGGGCGTGGGTTATCGGGGGTGTGCGCCTGATTCAGGACGCCCGTATGCGTGCGAATAAAATCCGCGTCACGCATATTCACGATGTGTTCGACTGCGATGCGAAAGTACATCCGTCGTTCTTCCATCACATCATGGTCAACCGGCTGGAATGGAATCAGGTGGCCGAACACGAACGCTACAACGTCACCGAGTATTTGATGTGAAGAAAATCGACACGTACCAAACGTTTTTCCAAACTGGCGCCCTGTGCTTTCAGGAAATTGCTGATTTGTTTCGCGGCCACTCTGCCCGCATTCCGGATGTGCATATGTACGTCTGTGATCGGCTGGATGGTCGTGCATTTTTCACCACTGAATTCGAAAACTGCACAGCCCTGCGTGAAGACCAATTCACCAACATGGCTACAGGTAATTACGGACTGCGCACCAATGACGTGATTATCACCAGTGGCGATAAAAGCGGCCAGACCCTGATCGTCAGCTGTTGCGGTAGAGATCCGATTTAAGGAGGCGTCATGGAATTGTTGCCTACACACCAAATTCTCGAAGGTGGAAAACTCGGCCCGTCGTTTAAGCATTTGTGGGGCCGTGCAAAGTTGACTTTTCGCAGCACACCAGAAATGGAAGCGGAATTGAAACGCCACGTCACCGAGTGGATTCCGCATGAGGATTTCAGCGACTACATTTTCTTGGGAAATGAACACGGAATCCCCAAGCATATGAATGCGCTGCACATGTACATCCATTCGACAGATAGCAGTCGCGGTGTCGAGTGTTATATCCGGCTCGTTGAAAAAGATGCATTGATCATCGAGTAGACCAAAAAAAAAGCCCCGTTTCCTTTATTGGATTCGGGGCTTTTTTCGTTTCATGGGCAATTACGCGGCACCGGCTGTCTTCTTCGGACGACCGTGCAATTTCAGGGTGCGTTCGCGGGTCTTTTCCATTTCCTTTTGGGATTTGACCAGCAGTTGTTTCAGATGCGAAACGGTTTCTTTATCGTCGCGGCCTTCAGCTTTCTTGAGGGCCATTTTGATTTTCACCATTTTCTGCGTGTGCTGTTCGCCCAGTTTGGCAAGAAGCGTTTTCGCTTTGTCCTTACCTTCGCGAGTCATCACACGATTGTGCTTGCTGTCTTTTACTTCGACCAGTTTGTTGCCAGTGGTACGGTGCGTGATGCGCCCATTCTTACCCCACCGGCCATAACCGTGAGAAGTCAGGCCCAACTTACGCGCACGTGCCGCGACTGCGCTGATTTTTGGTTTCTTGCCGGATTTCTTCACAGCCTTTTTAATCGGCTTCGGTTTCTTGATAGCCATTTATGGCGCTCTCCAATTCGTCAGTAATGATGCGGAAAAGTTTCAGGCTATCCGGCCTATCAACTGTGTAAAGTTTTCGCCGGATAACTTCCGACACTCGTTTCTGAACCACATAAACTTCCACAGAATCGCGGAAATCCACGTGAATAAAGAACTCGTTTCCGTACTTGGACAATTGGTACGTTGCGCGAGTAAACATCGTGCCATTCAAAAAGAATCCACGAAGGTCTACAGGGGTATCGCAGCGCATGTACTTTGGCGACCAGTCCGGCATATACTCGATAAGCATCTGCCCCAAGTTGTGCAGTGTGCTTAATTCGAGTCCGTTCGGTTCCCTGAACTGCAATTCAATTTCCACGGCGTTCCTCCCGTAGACTGGCAACGCGCTTGTCAGAAAAACGAATTGATTCGCGCTTTTCCTGAATCTGTTTCACCAGCGCTTGCCGACGATCAGACCACGCTTTCACCTTTGCAGGATCTTTCGGACGTTTGCCGTTAATTGCAGCCAGACGCTTTACCAAACCCTGCAAAGCGCGTTGCTTTTTCATCTTGTGATCTTGCGAAACTTTCGCCTGTTTGTGCAGCTTGCCATCGGCCTTGTGGTCGCCGTGCTGCTGCTTAGACGTTGGATCACTTGCCGTTGCGATGTTCTTCGCAGCGCCCGCCTGATAGGCCACTTCCATATTGTGTTTGGTGAACTTCGGTTCATCACCCACACTACCGTCGCGATACGCCCCATCAAGCCATTTGGTGAAATCATCCGGCGACAATTCAGCACGCATTTTATTGCGCTCTGCAATCGCCATCCCCTTCTTCACTTCAGCGCGGAACCAGTCTTCACCGATTCCTTTCGGACGCGGTTTGCTGGCCTGTTGAAAGGTCTGTTCAAACCCTTCCGGCGTAAACGGATTGGGTTGTGGCTTCAAATCAATTTCGATTTCTTGCCACTGGTTTTTGGGCGCGGTCATGGCCCGAAAATCTTTGAAGGGATCACCAAATATTGCACGAAGATTTCCAGTCGATTCGACCGGCTCTTTGTCTTCGTTGTCGCAGGCCCACCCATCAATGATTATTTCTGTCACCGCTGACGCCCCCGTTCACGACGGCCCAACCAATTCGATTTGGACACGTGCATTTTGTCGATGTAATCATGTGGAAAAGCCATCGCGCCTTGCTGTCCGGAACGTGTACGATCTTTCAACAGCGAAACTTTCTTCGCCCGAGGAACATCGTGCATCATTTTGTCGTCATCTTCCCAGCGCAGAATGCGTGCCCCATCATGCTCTGGTTTTTGAACGCCATCCGTTTGCTTGGCCCGGCCTTTAATTGTCAGTTTGGGCATAACCACCTCACGGGAATCTAACCGTGTCTTGAATATCCATTTGCCGTTTCTCTGCGCCCTTCAGCGGCGTATCAATAAGCCCGCCTCTCACGCGCTTTTTGCGGCGTTTCTTTTGCAGTTTGCCGGATGCATTCAGTGGGTTTCCTTTCTTCGCTTTATCAAAACGAACTTCCGGAATTGCGTCCCACCGTTCAGCTGATCCGGCACGGGCCAAAGCGATCAGCATTTCCATTATTTGGAGATTCCGATTTCAATAAAGTTTGGCGTCCGGCGAGCTACAGCAGCAGCGATTGCATAATCCGCACCGCGTACCTGTACCACACGCGCCTCAAGTTTGAAGTTGTCGATTTTGTTGCCGTGGATCGCGTAGGCCAATGGGGAATTAGTCATGTGCAGAACCGGAGCCCGAACCGGCACAGCGAAAATGAACGTCACGATATCATGCGTTGCGTTTTCAACCGTTACCAAAACAGGCGCGTATTCTTTATCCATTTCCCGAACGATCTTGATATCCGATTTATGCCGGTCATCAATATCGAACACACGCACGAACACGTTTGCAAACAATGAACTGTACGACTTTTTCAGGATGGAACGCACACCATCAGAAATACGTGCGCTCACATCCTCGGCGGCTAGCGCAATGAAGAGTTCCATTTACAAATCCTCAACCGTCAACCATTCAGGCGGAATGGCAGCTTTTAGGGCGTCCTTGACTTCACCTTGCGCGAACATAATAAACATCTGCGAGGCAGGTTTGACGCTCTTCGATTCCTTACGCATGCGCTCGGAAATTTCGTTGAATTGTGCGACGTGTTGTTCATCCATTTGCGGCAACACTTTCTGCCAGTCTGCGAGCGTACCGTTTTCCGGAAACTTCGCGATGAAACGATCCGTTTTGTGGATTGCAGCAATGTACAGATTGAAACGCTTCACCGCATATTCCGGAGTGGCCCGAACCAAATCGACGATCTTTTTCGGTGCCGAACTATCGGTTAAAACGCGATTCATTCCGGCTGCTGCACTAACCGGCGTACCGAACGAACCGAAGTCACCGGCCATGGCACCCAACAGGGAAGCCGTCGCATCCAAATCTTTGCCGTTGAGGCTCTGAATAAACGCCGCCCCGTCGTCGTCCGCGATCAGGTCATATGGATAAACGCCCGCGCTTGTGTAGGTCGCGGCATTCAGTAATTGCGGATAGTCGTCAAGGTTCACTTTGTAGTGAGCCAAGGAGCGCATATGGCCGCCCTGCTTAATCAAAATATCCATTACTGCCGGATCGACTTGCAGCGACTCTTTGTCTTCTGGTGTAGGCTCACCAATTACCAGTGCAAACGTATTCGCTACACGGAAAATGCGTTCCTGCCATTCATTAATCGGTACTGCGTGCGGATAAAGAACTGCGCAGTTACGCAGAGAGGTCGCCCGGTGTAGCATGCGTTCAACAACTTCCGGATTGATTTCATTTTCGAATTCAAACCAAACATGCGGATAAAGCATTTCCGCATTCGAAATGACTTCCATGTACGTCGTGAAGTCCAACAGGTTCATCGGGTTACGCGAAATGTGGGCAATCAATTCACGCTGTACGCTTTGTGCATCGCGCACGTCATGATCACTCATGCAATCAGCAATGGCGCGAACGATAAAATTACGTGCAGTTTCCGGCGTGTTTTTCAGGCCCAGCAAACGCTTACGCACCCGGCGATCACGCAGCAGCGAACAGAAACGACGATAACCAATCGTGCGTGCCAGATAATCGGCAGTAGTAAAAGCGTCTTTGTTGTTGGTGACAGAATCCATGAACCACGCGACCAGCGCTTTGTATGTTTTCGTATCGCCTGCCAGTGTCTGCGCAATGTCGTCAATGTCCGACATGTCGTAGGTGCCGACGTAGGGTTTCACAGTGGCGAGAATCTTGTGCGCTGATTCTTGATAGAACTGCGCACCGAACACAGAACCTTCACGAATTAACTCTGCATATTTCCACACGTATTTGTGCAGTTGCGGAATCGACTCGATATCGCTAGGCAGCAATTGCGCGGTGCCGCACGCTACGCTGATTGCCGCGTAATTCAGGCCGTCGTCATGATCTTTCACTTCACGCAGGAAATATTCGTGCGCGTGGTTAGGACTGAGGAACGAAAGTGAACGGTACGAATCCGGCGCCAGCTCTGCCTTTTTCTCGGCCTGCAATACGGCCCGGCGCAGTTCACGCGATTGCATGAATTTGGCGAGCGCATCGCTTTCACCATCGGCAAAAGTAGAGGCCGCGTGTTCGTAGAATGCTGCTGCGAATTTCGGTTCCGATAGCGCACGTGCAGCCGGTTTAACGAAACGTGCGTTGAGCGTTTTCGCATGGTCGATCAGGATGTTGATCACCACGTTCGTGTCGGTAATTCCTTCCTTATTGCGGTTCATCAAATAGTTCGTGAAATCCACAAACAATTCAGGACGTTCACGCAACTTCTGCTGATCGTCAACCATCGACCAATCCACGGAATTGTCATCCGAGGAACCTTCGTTTTCCGCACGATCACCAACGCCGTCGTCGTAGAGCTTTTCGTTGCGCTTGTAAATACCCGCAGGAACACCGGCATTCAGTTTGCGCAGGAATCGCGCTACGGTTTCAGCCATACCCGGAACTGGGTTGCCGTAAACATCGGTTTCGCGACGGTAGAAAATCGTTCCCGAATCATCGTCACGCAGGAAAGGTTTCAACAGGCAACGGCCCAACGGTTTTTCAATGTTGGTATCGTCGCTGCGAATGGCGTAGGCAACCAATGTACCTTCGGCCACGTCATGTTCGAGATAACGAATGTTGGAACCATCGCTCTTTTTATCGCGATAATCTTTCATCCGCATGCAACTGGTTTCATCCCAATCACGGCCAGTAGACATACCGATAATGTCATACGGGTGGCAGGACACAACCAACGTAAATTCGGCGGTGGAACTGTTCTGCAATTGCGGGTCATTGTCGAATGCGGCTTTTGCCACTGGATCTTTCGAAATAACCTTACCGATATTGAA